CTGATTTTGTTTCTAAAAATGAGAAAATAGGTCCTCTTACCTTAACTGAGAGTGATAAAAAAGATATTGTATCTTATATTACGGATAGAAATGTGAAATTAAAGAATGGACAATCTATTTCCTCATTTTATGCAGACTTGGAAAGTGTTTTAAGCAAAAAGGAAACTCTTTTACAACTTGCTAAGTTATTAAGGTTAAGAGACAAAACTGGAAACTTTGATTTTAAGGAAATAGAAAAAGATATTCAATCTTCAGTTACAAAGAATTTAAAAAATAAAATCAACAAAGAAGAAAATCGATCTTTATCCTCAAGAGACAGGAGCAGAGAGAATAAAATAACTCTTATAGATTTTCTAGAAGGAAATTAAAAAATTTAAAAAATGGCAACATTAGGTAGTAAATTAATTACAAAAGAACAACAATGGCATGCTAACATGACTGAGCACAACCACCTGGGGAAGGCTCTCTTAATCAAGCCAGATGTACTTGAAGGTACAATGAACAAATTGTTTTCTGCACAACACTATTACAGTTCTAATCCCCTTAGTTCTGTTCTTGTGGGAATTCCCCACGGAGAGAGAACTCTCAACAGTTTTGATTGGGAATGGGAACTAAAGGGAGCAGATCTCAGACCCTTAGTGGTTGTAGAAAAAGCAACTGAAATGGATGGAATCTTAACACCAGGGAAAAACAAGGAGCCTTTTACACTAATTCTTGATGAAAATTGGTATCTTCCTGGAGATGTTATATATCCTGGAACTGCTGATAAGAAATATCAGGCTCGTGTTCAAGAAGGAGCAACTCGTAAAGGAACTGGATATGCTTATTCATTAACAATGATGGGTGGAGAAGAAGAATTTATGCCAGCTAAGTATTTAGATCCTGGACAACAATGGGTAAAACTGTATTCTAAATATGAAGAAGCAGCTAATCAATCTGGTTCTACTACATATTCATTACCGATAGCATTCAAAAATACAATGAGTCGTTATCGTAAAGAGTATCAAGTAACTGATTGTGCTTCTACAGAAGTATTAAGAGTATCTATTCCTGGTCCTGATGGTAAATTCTACAATACCTGGGTACGTTATGCAGAAGTAGAATTCTTTCAGCAATGGTATAGAGAATTAGAACTTGGTCGCTGGTATTCTAGATCAACTAATAGTGTACGTGGTGGTACAGGTAGAAATGTAAAATCTGGTCCTGGATTACAGCAAATTCTTGAAGACTCTCACATTGAAAGATATTCTCACTTAACAGCCAAGCTGATTGAAGAATATCTAATGGATATCTTCTATGGTAGAGTAAAACCTGGCAAGAAACGTAATATTAAAGGTTTTACAGGAGAATATGGAATGCTAGTATTCAGTAGAGTAATGATGGACTGGATGAATAGGAGTGGATTTATTCTTAATGCTGAAACATTTGTTCAAAAAGTTTCTTCTGAAATGAACCCTAATTCTTTACAAGTAGGTTTCCAAGTTGTAAAATATAATATGGCTAATGGATGTTCTTTGGAACTTTACCATAATCCTTTATATGATGATAGAGATCTTCACTTGGAAGTAGATCCTCTGACGGGATATCCTATTGAATCACAACGTATAACTTTCTTAGACTTTTCAGGAGACAGTGGAAAATCCAATATCCAAATAATGAAGAAAGATAAGGGATTAGCCTTTGGTTATGTACAAGGATTATATGGTCCTTATGGTCCTAACAAGGGTGGTACTATGGCTCACTCTGGAGCTTATTATGAAATGCATATCCAGAAAGATGAAGGTATTCATGTTGAAGACGTTACTAAATGCGGTGAATTAATTTATTCAGTTAATTAATAAATAAATTAATTCGTACTGAAATTTTTTGTACTTTTGCAGATAGGTGAAATACCCTGTCTGCAAAATGCAAAGAATAACTAAAAATTAAAGTTTATATGATAATCGAAGTAAGACCAATTGAAAAAGAAAAGTGGCATGGAAAAAAAGGAGAGGAATCTTTCCAAAGACCAATAACTATTAGAGCACTTTACGATCCAGCAACAATGGGTTATGCAACAGGTTTAAACTATAAAGATGTTTATCCTGCTGAAGATAATAAAGAAAAATTAACAGAGGCTGAATACTTTAGTAGGCTGTTAAAATATGATTTGTCTAATGTTTATGATCCAGAGAAACCTCATCCATTCTGGGATGGTTCACTGGGAGCAATAAAACTTGAGAATAAAACCATGTTGTTAGATATAAGTAAACCTCTAAACTATGTACATTATAAAATGTTACTTGCATCGAGATATGTAGCCAATTCTTTCAATGATTATAAGAATGCTGTTACTCCTGACGCCACACATTACATTTATAATAAAGAAGAAGAAATAGA